TGGGTAGGCAGACACGATCAGAAAGACTTTCGAAGATGGCGGTGTTGATGAGATTATCTCTACCCGCAGACTATGTCACATTGTTCAGACATTTTCAATCTTCGGAAAAAGAGACAAGGCAATTGCTTTATGTGTTAACAGATTTGATGATGATACTAAAGAAGCTTTCCTTGATCTTTACACAAAGGTTGATGCCACGGTGAAAGGTGCTGGTGAATATCCAAATGATACATCAACCAGTGAGTTTGATGTTCCTTATGCTGAGTACAAAATTTAATTAAAAATAAACAGCAAAACGGTGTACTTTTGCAGCGTTTTGTGTTATAATAGAATCTATGGAAAATAAAATAAACTACAAATATCATGAAGATAAACTTTTAAACGAGTTTATTCTTTATATAAATAAAACGTACAATCAACACTATTGCAGTGACGATGGTACACAGTCAATGGATCTTATATCTGCGACTGGAAAAGGCCTAGACTTTTGTTTAGGTAACGTTATTAAATATGCTGCAAGGTATGGTAAAAAGGCTGGAGCTAATCGAGCTGACCTTATCAAGATCATGCATTATAGTTTATTAGCATTGAATGAGCACGATTTAAATAATGAAAAGGAGTAAGAAATGAAAAAAGAAACATATACAACAGAACAGTTGGAGACACTATGAAATTAAATAATAGCACGGTCGAAGTCTTAAAGAACTTCGCCGCAATCAATAGCAATATTGTTATTGGTACAGAAGGATTTGTTAGAAGTGTTGCGATCGCTAAGAACGTAATGGCTAAAGCAAATATCACAGATGCATTCCCGTATAAGTTTGGTGTATATGATTTGCCAGAATTTTTAAGCTGTTATAGCTTATTCGATGATGCTGAATTGACATTCTCTGATACTCAGAAGTTTGTGACATTCTCAGATGGTATTCAATCAATTAAATACTTCTTCTCTGATGTAGAGAATTTAGTTACATCAGACAAAGATATTACTATGCCTGAGAGTGCACTCACTTTCACCATTACAGATAGCCAACTTGCTTCTATACGTAAAGCATCTGGTGCACTGAAAGCTAATGACATGGTAATCACCAAGAATACTGAAGGTGGTTTATGGACAAAGTTAACTGTAACTGATCGTGATAATCCAACTTCAAACGAATTTAGTATCAATATTGCCAATTGCTCTATTGATACTGAAGAGAACTTTGAGTTTGTTTTTAATATAAACAACTTTAAGTTTAATCAAGCCGATGAATATAAATTCGAAGTAGCTTCGAAAATGATATCAAAGGTAACTACAGACAATGTTGACTATTGGTTAGCATTAGAAAAATCATCTAAAATCGGAGTATAATATGACAGATAAAGTAGAAGAAGCACAAGTAGAGGCAGAAGCACCAGGTATTGGTTTACAAGATATCGCGGCATGCGTACAAATCATTGATATTGTGACTAAACGAGGTGCTTTTGAAGGTGCTGAATTAGCCGATGTTGGTACTGTACGTAATCGTTTAACAGCATTCCTTGATGCTAATAAGCCAGCAGAACCAGATGCTGATGAAGATGCTGATAAAGAAGGCATGTAGTAAGACCCGCCCCTTTAGCTCAGTTGGTTAGAGCATCCGACTCATAATCGGCAGGTCCACTGTTCAAGTCAGTGCAGGGGCACCAAATTATATTATAGGAATTATATTATGTTAGATAGTGATAAGAAAGATGTAAAGAAAGTGATGGGTGATGTTATTGACTCAATGATTCGTATCGAAGGTGAACGTGAATTCATTAAAGAGACAGTGAACGTACTATCTGAGAAACATGACATCAATAAAGCAGTACTTAAAAAGGTTGCTAATATTATGCATAAAGCCAACATGGCAGAAGTGCAAGCAACTAACAATGACATTGAAGATTTGTTCGAAGATTTGTCCAAATAACGGTGTACTTTTAGTACGCATTATGTTATAATAGATATAAGTTAACGCAAAGGTTTTTGAGCTCAATAGCTCCTTTCCTTGTTTCCATTTTGGTTGTAATGGGCGTGAAACAACCACCTAATTATACTATGGAGATGTGAATGAGAAATGATTTTTTATGGGTTGAGAAATATCGCCCAGCCACTATTGATGAATGTATTTTAGATGAATCTTTAAAGACTACATTTAAACAAATAATTAAGAGTGGTGAGCTTCCAAACATGATGTTTACTGGTTCAGCGGGTGTAGGTAAGACTACTGTAGCCAGAGCACTTTGTAATGAAATGGGGCTTGATCATATAATCATTAACGGTTCGGAAGATGGAAACATCGATACTCTTCGTGGTAAAATCAAACAGTTCGCTTCAACTGTTTCATTACAGGGAGGATATAAAGTAGTCATTTTAGATGAGGCTGATTACTTAAACCCCCAATCTACTCAACCGGCTCTTCGTGGATTCATTGAAGAGTTCTCTAACAACTGTCGATTCATTCTAACTTGTAACTTCAAGAATAGAATTATTGAACCTCTACATTCAAGATGTTCTGTGTATGAATTCAACACCGGATCAAAGGCTATCATGGCTGCACAGTTTATGGAAAGACTTAAGACAATTTTAACAACTGAACATATCAAGTTTGAAGATAGAGTTGTTGCTGAACTAATCATGAAACATATGCCTGATTGGAGACGTGTCCTGAATGAATGTCAACGGTACAGTGTTGGTGGTACTATTGATGCAGGCATTCTAGTGACATTATCAGAAACGTCTATTAAAGAACTTATGGTTGACCTTAAGAAAAAGAACTTTAAAGGTATGCGTAAATGGGTTGTGGATAACATTGATATGGAGAGTGCTAAGTTATTCAGAATGATTTATGATAACATGCTAGAGTATGTTGATCCTTCTTATATACCTCAATTGGTTATGACACTTGCCGACTACTCATATAAAGATGCATTCGTTGCAGATCATGAATTGAATACTGTTGCTTGTCTCACCGAGATCATGTCACAAGGTCAATTTAAATGACACTAAATCGTAACACCAATGCCTTAGATAAGAATCCGTTCTCTTATTTAAATGCTATTAATAAAAATGTATGGTATCATTTTAAAGATACTGTAATAGATAACAAAGACTATCCGGCCTTTATGGTTAACCGCGGTCTTTCTTATTTTCCTGACACTGTGTTATACGCTAATGAGATGAATATGAAAGCACATGTCGATGGACAATTGCAATTCGCGTTTTATATAAATATTATCAGGAAACGCAAACGTTTCTCGAAGTGGAATAAAGCTTCTGAGTCTGATGATATAAAATCTATTAAAGAATACTACGGGTATTCAAATGAAAAGGCCAGAGACGTTCTTCCGCTTTTAACTAATAATCAGTTGAAGACGATAAAGGAACGTATAGATCATGGTGGAACTAAATGATGAGATTGTTGATTGGAGCCCAGACCAGATGTTGGAAGTTGTTTTAGGACAACCGGATGACTTCTTAAAGATAAGAGAGACTCTAACTCGAATGGGTGTTGCTTCGAAGAAAGATTCTAAACTATACCAGTCTTGTCATATCCTGCATAAGCAAGGTAGATACTTTATAACTCACTTTAAAGAATTATTTTTGTTAGATGGTAAGCCATCTAACTTAACAGAAAATGATGTTGGTAGACGTAATACAATCGTTACGCTAATGTCAGATTGGGGTTTATTAGAGACTGTTGATGCTATCGGCGATACAGCTCCATTAAACCAGATAAAAATTATATCTCATAAAGAAAAGTCTGAGTGGGAATTGTGTCCGAAATATAACATAGGAACTAAGTAACACCGCAATTTAAAAAGAATTTGGAGTATGCCTAACGGGTACTCTAATGTAGAAGTATCTCACGAGAGATGCTATAATTTAACTCGCTTAACAGGAGAAAACAACATGACAAACTTTCAAAAAGATTTGTTCTTCGGCTTCGATTCATTATTTGATTCGATCCAAACCCCACAGAAACAACAATCATACCCGCCATATAATGTGGTAAAGAAAGATGATAATCATTACTTGATTGAAATCGCAGTGGCTGGATTTCAATCAGATCAGATTGATTTGACTTTAGAGAAGGGTGTATTAACGGTGAAAGGTACAAGACTTCTTACCGATGATATAACTGATTATGTTCATAAAGGAATTTCAACAAGAGACTTTACAAGAGCATTTACATTAGCCAAAACCATTAAGGTTGTTGGTGCTGATATCGTAGATGGTGTCTTACTAATTGGTCTTGAAAATGAAGTACCAGAGGAAGAGAAACCACAAACAATTAACTTAGGTGAATTTAGCAATAAGGCTAAAGAACTACTACTAGGTTAAATGTAATATACAGTATACATTAAACCGTATACTGTATACCACACTATACAATGGAGAAATATATGAGTGAACCTCAAATCGTAAGACTAGTAACAGGCGAAGAACTTCTATGTACAATTATAGATACTAACCCGCTCCACGTTACAATCGAAACACCTTTAATTATTATCCCTACATCAGATGGCAAGATTCAATTCTTACCGTACATGGGTTATGCCGACTTTAAAACTTTACCGATCCGGGTACAAGATGTAATGTTCGTTGTTAATCCTTCAAAACAATTGTCTGATAAATATAAGGAAGCTACCGGTGCTATTATGACACCGGCCTCAAAAATAGTTACATAAACGGTGTACATTTGCTATTAATTGTGTTATAATAGATACATGATTAACAAAAAAATATATACTAATGCATATCGATACGGCAATAAAATTCGCTATATCGGCTATGAAGACGGAAAGCGTGTCCAACGCGCTATCCCTTTCAAACCTACTCTTTACGTAACCTCACAAGATACTTCTTCTAAATGGAAATCTCTTGACGGGAGTAACATTGAACCTATCGACTTTAGTTCAATGAAAGAAGCTTCAGACTTTGTCAAGCAATATTCTGGTGTAGACCGGTTTAACATATATGGTAATACCAATTATGCTATTCAATATCTGAATCAAGAATTCCCTGGCCAGATCAAATGGGATCCTAAACATATCAACATAACCTCTATCGATATTGAAACAAAATTCGAAGACGGCTTCCCTCACCCTGATATAGCAGATCAAGAAGTGACTGCAATCACATGCAAGAATAACATTGATGATATCTATTATGTCTTTGGTTGTGGTGAATATGATGTTGAGAAGTCATATATGCAAACCAACCAAGTGATATACACTAAATGTAATGATGAGAAAGAATTGCTTATGCGATATGTTATTCATATGCAAGATGTAGATATCATCACCGGTTGGAATGTACGTTTCTTTGATATACCATATCTTGTAAATAGAATTGCATCGGTATGTGGTGAAACTATAATGAAGAAGTTATCGCCTTGGGGTGATATTGCAGAACGAAAGATTGAAACCTTTGGTCATGAACGACAAACCTTTGAGTTAAAAGGTGTAACTATTCTTGACTATCTTGAAATATATAAGAAGTTTACGTATGTACCAAGAGAATCGTATAAACTAGATCATATTGGTCATGTTGAATTAGGTGAGAAGAAGTTATCTTATGAAGAGTTCGGTGATCTTAACATACTATATGCAAAGAACTATCAAAAGTTTATTGACTATAATATTAAAGACGTTGAGTTGATCGATCGCCTTGAGGATAAGCTAGGTCTTATTACGCTTGCAATGACAATGGCATACAAAGGTGGTGTTAACTATAACGATGTTATGGGTACTGTTGCTATTTGGGATTCAATTATTTATCGTGATCTAGACATGATCGGTATAGCTATTCCTCAACCAAAATCTCATAAGAAAGAATCTTATCCGGGTGGATATGTTAAAGATCCTATAGTTGGCAAGCATGACTGGGTTGTATCGTTTGACTTGAACTCACTTTATCCTTCGATCATTATGCAGTATAACATGAGTCCTGAAACTATCATTGCGGGTAAAGACTTGCAAGTGACAGTGGATAGTATATTAGATAATAAAGTTAAGAACTCAAGGCCCGATACGGCACTAGCCGCTAATGGTGTACGATTCGATACTTCTAAGCAAGGTGTACTCCCTCGTATTATTGAAGAGATGTACGAAGAGCGTGTATTAATTAAACGAAAAATGTTAAAAGCACAACAGGATTTAGAGAATTGTGATAAGACAAATAAGACTGCAATTTATGAAGCTGAGAAAAGAATAGCTATTGCTAAGAATAATCAGATGGCGATCAAGCTTCTTTTAAACTCGTTGTATGGTGCTATGGGTAATATATGGTTCAGATACTTTGATATACGTATTGCTACTGCCGTAACATTATCTGGACAAGCCACGATCAAATGGGCAGAGAAACATCTTAATGAATATTTAAACAAACTAATGGAGACAAATGGAAACACTGATTATGTTATTGCTATTGACACTGATAGTGTTTACGTCAACCTGGGTCCTCTTGTACATAAGCTTAACCCTCCTAACCCTGTTGACTTCCTTGATCAAGTTTGTGGCGGTAAATTGGAGAATGTCCTTGTTAACGCTTATAATGATTTATACTCTAGGTTGGGTGGTATCACTAATAAAATGGTCATGGGTAGAGAAGTTATTGCTGATCGAGGTATTTGGACAGCTAAGAAACGTTACATCTTAAATGTACATGATAACGAAGGTGTTCGATATACTAAGCCCAAGTTAAAGATTATGGGTATTGAAGCTATTAAGAGTTCTACCCCTGAGATATGTCGTGATGAATTAAAGAGTTTATTCACGACGATTATGACTAAGGACGAAGAAAGTGTTCAAAAACAAATTGCAGACTTTAAACAAGTATTCGTGTCAGCATCACCAGAGCAAGTAGCATTCCCTCGTGGTGTTAACGAGCTTGATAAATGGAAGGATAGCGAAACTGTATATTCGAAAGGTACACCTATTCATGTTCGTGGTGCACTCATTCATAACAATTTTATTACAGAGAATAGACTTAAACGTCGTGTGAATCTAATTACACCAGGCGACAAGATTAAATTCACATATCTTAAGAAGCCTAATCCAATAAAGGAGAATGTAATCTCTTTCATTGATTATCTACCAAAGCAACTTAAGTTAGAATCATATATAGATTATGATATGCAATTTGATAAGACATATATGAGTGTGATAACACCGATTTTAGATTCGATCGGATGGAAAGCAGAACCAGAATTCACTTTAGAAAACTTTTTTTAAGGGTGTACTTTTACTGAGAACTATGGTATAATAGATATATAACGGAGAAAATATAATGAGTATAAATTGGCCACTAGACATGCACAAGATGCATGACAAATATGGAATTAACACACTAGTAAAGGGGATGGATGTAAGTACACTATCATCGTTTATTAGATTTAGAGCTGAATGCGTCCAAGAAGAAGTGGATGAGTTTAAAGATGCTATTAAAGCAAATGATGCTGAGGAGATGGTAGATGCACTAATCGATATGTGTGTATTTGCTATTGGAACATTAGACTTAATGGAAGTTGATGCTAACGAAGCATGGAATAAAGTTCTTAAAGCTAACATGGATAAGAGCGTTGGTATTAAAGAAGGAAGACCCAATCCTTTAGGACTACCAGATCTTATTAAACCTGAAGGCTGGACAGCACCGGATCATTTAGGCAATCACGGTGGATTCATTTACGTAGTATAATGACCGAGTTAACTCTTTACAAATCGATATACGATAATAAAACCCATAAGCGAATGAGCTTCGATTCATTTGCAAAGTTTGAAGACATGTTATATACACTGTCTAAGAAACCATTGCCCGACAAGCAATCAGCAATGTTAATGACACCTGCTATCTATTTACCTGACACGACCAGAGCAAATGATAACGTTGTATCGTGGGCTGGTTGGGCCGCGGTAGATGTTGATGTTGATGCTGAACAGATTTTAAAGGAGTTAACTAAAGAGTATTATTATGTATGTTATTCGACGGCATCGTCTACTAAAGAAAAACCTAAGTTTAGATTGGTATTCCCCTTAAGTAATGATGTTCCAGCTGATAAGATCAAACACTTTTGGTATGCTCTCAATAAAGAATTAAATGATATTGGTGATCCCCAAACAAAGGATCTATCGCGCATGTACTACATACCCGCTACGTACGCAGGCGCAGACAACTTCATCTTTACAAATAAAGGTGATGTAATGAACCCTAATGCTATTATGCTAAAGCATGATTATGTAGAGAAGACCGGTGGCAGCTTCATAGATAAGTTACCACCTGCGATCAGGGAACAAATGTTAGCACATCGTAGGAGCGTACTAACAAACACAGACATACACTGGACAAGTTATCA